TCGCTGTTTGACAACAAAAAACGTTCCATTTTATAAGAAATATAAATTTAAAGAGCAAACATGGTGCTAGACCGTGTTGTTATGCACTTTGGCTAGTTTTTGCGAACTGCCAAAGTAGAGTAATTATATTAGAGTTAAGGCAAATTTTCTTAAAGGAGCGCAAATTTGCAGGAATTATTTGGGTTCTACTTAACTTTCTCTTTTAACTTCTTTAAAGACTAGATAACAATCTTTGCCACAGAAAGATAATCCAGCGCAAATAATAGATTGGACTTTGATTTTTCTTGCAAAAACGCCTTCATCATATTTCTTATCGAAGATCTGATTTAAACCAACTAAGGCTGTTTCTTCAAGTTTTTCCCTCGATTTGCAAACTTTAAGTTCAAGGATCACGGATTGCTGATTATTCTTAGTGATGACAACATCAGCACATCCAAATCCTGTCTCATATGATGGATCGTAGGTGTAGATGTCATTGTTAGCATAATCAACAAACATGCCATTTAAGAAAGACTGGTAGTAAGCTTCTTTATCAACGTTTCTGCCAAACTCTTTATAGCTTGTTGCAACAATTAAGGTATTACTTAAAATCTTTCTGCAAACAGAGTCATTACCATCAAAAAGAGCATCTAAAAGCTTGGTTCTAGTGTTGGAATATGAGACATTACCTTTAGAGAAAGTCCAAGTCTCAAGATCTTTAAAGGTATCGTAGACACAAGCATTAGGAATTTTAAGTTCGATTTCTTTACTGTGCTTATAGGAATTAAATAAAGTTAGATAGCCGGTTGAATAAAGCATTGTCCAAAAGTAATTAGGATTGTACTTTTCGTTAACATCATTGAAACTAATGCTTTCATCAATCTTTTTACATATAGTTTCGTGATTAACAAGCTTTGCTATATCTTCAGAAAACTCATGTGGAGCTTTGTCGTAAATATCTCTTAAAATGTCAAAACTTCCAGAGTTTTTCCAATAAGGCCAAGGTTCTTTAGTATTATCTACAATTAAATCTGATATGTAATTTAAAACATCCCAAGGACAGTAAATATCTTTGTTGCCGATACGATAGCCATCATACCAGTGCTTAAAGATATCCTTCTTGTCAGTTAGGTCATAGTATGACAGTAAGTCATCAACTTCTTGTTCTGTAAAACCACATAAATCAGGAACATCACCATTAGATAAAGAGCTTACAGTAAAATTATTAAAACCTGTAAAGATGCTTTCTTTTGAAATCTTTAGACAACCTGTAATAAAAGCTTTAGTTACAAAATCGCCATCCTTTAATGCATTGCCAAGAAGAGATGCAAAGAACTTTCTAAAATTGTCGTAATAATCTTCTCTATAGCACTTAGCTAAAGGCACATCATATTCATCAATTAAAACAATGGGCATGACGCCAAAGTGATCATTGATGATTTTGCATATATCATTTAAAGCGGTTGGAAATTCTTCAATGGAGAAGTTATTTTTATCAAGATCAACAATTGCTTTGTATTTCTTTTGTTCACTTTCATCAAGTTTAAAAGACTTAATGAATTTGAGTTTTTCAACTGCTTCTTTAACTTTTAAAGCAACTTGAAAGCAAGAGTCCTCATAAGTGTTAAGTTTTGACTCTGTTTCTTTAAAAGAAATAAGAACAGTTGGATACTTGCCCATGAATTCTTGGCAAAACTCTGTCTCTTTTAGGACTGCGGTATCTTTAAATAATTCAAGATGAGAGCTTAAATCTTCAGGATTTTGATAATTAGGACTTAAAAAAGCCTCTAAAGAAGATAAGAACAGGCTTTTACCAAAACGTCTAGGTCTAGTAAAAAGCTGAACCTGACAGAGACCTTTTTCAATTGAGTCTAGTAGGACTTTAAAATATGAAGTCTTATCCACATAATATCCATTACGTAGTCTTAGCTTTTTAAAATTGCTAACGCCATTAGGCACTTTAAGTTTCATAAATAAGTCCATTTTAAATGTTATCTATAATCTCTACATTACAACAATTTAATCTAATTTCAAAAGAAATTTTTGCTCTTATTTGAAAAGAGATAGATAAGTCAAAAGTTAGATTTAAGGTTTTCGATATCTACAAATCTAGACTATTTTGATTTAACAAGAAATCAAACAAATTGATAATTAAAATTCCCTTTTCATTGTGGTAAAGCTTAATGTCATCTTTAACCACGATGATCTTTTTAAAATAGTCATCGATATTAACAAGTGAATTTTGTTCTTGCTCCATCTTCTCAAGATTTGGAATTGATAGAGCTGATTGAATGTAATAGCGGTTGTTACCAGTGTTGCACACAAAATCAACTTCTAAGAACTTTTTAACATAGTTGCCAGATTCATTTTTCTGGTATTTTTCAACTAAGCCGACATCAACTTTATAACCTCTAATTAAAAGCTCATTGTAGATAATGTTCTCCATGATGTGAGTTTCTTCAAGTTGACTGTAGTTAAGTCTAGCGTTTCTAAGGCCCATATCTACAAAGTAATACTTAAAAGGGCTGCCTATATACTTTTTACCTTTAATATCAAAACGCTTAGCTTTGCTGATAATGAAGCTGTCTAAGAAGTAATCAATGTATTGAGAGATAGTGACTTCGTTGGTATTGATACCTTTTGATTTAAAAGTATTAGCTAGTTTATTAGGGTTGTTTAATGAGCCAATGTTTGATGATAAAACATCAAGCAAAGTTGACATTACGCTGTCCCCTTTGAGCTTGTGCCTCTCTACTATGTCTTTTAGATACACAAAGTTGCAGTGATCTGCTAGATAGCTAATTTTATCTTTTGGATCTGTTATGGTAAGTACATGTGGCATACCACCGTAATAGTAGTAATCTTTCCATGCCTCTCGTACATCACCTTGATAGACACTTACAAACTCAGAAAATGACAAAGGATAAACTTGAACTATATCGCCTCTACCTCTAAATTCCGTGATGACATCAGATGATAAGAACTTAGAATTTGAGCCAGTTACATAGATGTCGATGTTGTCTTTTTTAACAAAGCTAGTTAGAACCTGCTCAAAGTCTAGGCAATTTTGAATTTCATCAATTAATAAATACCATTGCTGACTGTCATCAATTCTTGATTTGATGTACTCAAAAAGTGCCATTTTATCTCTTAGCGCAACATACTCAAGATCTTCTAAATCAATGGTAATGATCTTCTCTTTAGGCACTCCTACTGAGATTAAATACCTGTAGAATATATTAAACAGAAGATAAGACTTACCACAGCGACGAATACCAGTAACCACCTTGATAAGGCCATTGTGCATGCGTGAGATAAGTTTATTTAAGTAGAAATCTCTTTTAATTTCAAGTTTTGCCATAATTACTTAATTTAGATTTTTATAAAGTCTTTATATTTTTTCTAATTTGAATATAGGTCATGAATTAGCTATTGTCAATTTAGATTTTTATAAAGTAATTATATTTTTCCAAATAGAAAGCAAGAATGGACAAAACAATGAGCTAAATTAGACAAAATCAAAAAGCTAGTTTTCGTTGATTTTATGTAAGGTGAAGTTCTTCTAAAAATGCTTATTTAATCAATGTTACAGCGATTTGTTTTGGACAAATTGGTGAGCAATTTTACTTATTTGAAGACAAAGTAATGAGCAAAAGACAAACTCACAGAGCAAGAAATGATGTTCAAACAGATCTAATTTAGATTTTTATGAGTACTCACATTTTTCCAAATTAAGTTTTTTTTAATTTCTGCAATTTAGATTTTTGTGAGTACTTATATTTTTTCTAATTAGGCTAACTTAAAGATATCTTTAATCTCCTCTGTTGATAACTTAGAGATCCAACTCTCGCCTACTGCAACGGTTAAGTTAGCTAAATCCTTTTTAGCCTCTAGCATGTCATCAATGCGTTCTTCAAAGGTGTTAGCGCAGATTAGACGTACCACGTTAACATTGTGAGTTTGACCAATACGGTAAGCTCTGTCAGTTGCTTGATTTTCAACAGCTGGGTTCCACCATAAATCATAGTGAATGACGGTACTTGCAGCTGTAAGGTTTAAACCGACACCAGCTGCTTTTAGAGATAAGACTAAGACCTTAGTTTCATCATCATTTTGGAACTTATCTACCATCTCTTGGCGTTTTTTAACATTTAAGTCGCCTTTGATAAAGTCTGCTGTAATGTTGAGTTTTTCTTTAAGCCACTTTTGAATAAGCTCACCAGTAGTTACAAACTGGGTAAAGATAATTACTTTGTTATCTGCCTCTATTTGAGACTCAACAACATCAATTAACATCTGACCTTTACCAGAGAAATCTACATTGTCATCATAGTCTTTATCGTAGTTTGAAGGGCCATTGCAGATTTGTTTTAGACCTGTAATTAAAGCTAAAACAGCACTTGAGCGTTCAATTGAAGCAGAGGCACTTGATGACTTATCCTCAATTACTGCCATTTGCTCATCTAATAGCTTTTGATACATCGCAGCTTGCTCAACTGTTAAGGAGCAGTAACGATTTGATGTAAGCTTATCTGGCAAATCGTTGATAATGCTCTTATCACTCTTTAAACGTCTTAGGATAAATGGCTTAGTTAGACGGTTAAAGTGTTCAATTGCAAATGGGTCACGTTCTTTTTCAATAGGCTTTGCAAACTCATTATTAAAGCTTGTTGAGGTGCCTAATAGACCTTTATTTACAAAGTCCATAATTGACCAGTACTCTGATAATCTGTTTTCAACAGGAGTGCCAGTCATGGCTACACAGCTTATAGCATCTAACTTACATAAAGCTTTACGAGTATCTGTATCTTTGTTTTTAATTGCCTGTGCTTCATCAATGACAATTAAGCGATATTTTTTCTTTTTAAACTTGGCAATTTCAGAGCGCATCTTGCCATAGGTGGTTAAAAGAATATCAGGACACTCTTTTGGAAGCTCAGCATTAGCACCATAGATAACTTCATAAGAAAGTGTAGGAGCAAACTTTTTAAGTTCATGCTGCCAGTTAATTAAAAGTACCGTTGGAACTACCACTAATACAGGTAGTTTTGAGGTAATTTCACCATCATCTTTTAGCTTTTGAATTAGTGATATTACCTGCAAAGTCTTACCTAAGCCCATGTCATCGGCAATAATTGAACCTATGCCAACACGTGCGTTTTGCAGTAGCCAGTTAAAACCACGGACTTGATATTCACGTAAGGTTGCGTTAATTGATGTTGGTACTGACTCTTGAGTGAACTTAAATAGCTCTTTTAAAACTTTATCTAGGTTCTCACCAATGTTAACCTCGGTATTCTCATAAGAGCCAGATATAGCTGCACTTAAAAGTTTTAATCCTGTAGGTTGACGCTTATCTATCTTTTCACGACGCTTTAATAAGTCCTGGTATGAGGCTTCAGTCATGTAAACTAGAGAGTCATTAAACTTAACTAAAGTATCTAAGTGACTTGCTAAATACTCAAAGTCCTCATCAGAGATGAATTTATCACCAATAGATAAGTGCCAATCAAACTCAAGTAATTGAGCTAAACTTATAAAGCTATCGCCTGCATTAAAGCTTACGTTACTTGGTAGATTTACAGAAATATTTAAATCAGGGGTGGCAAAGCTTTGTAGACTTTCAGGAAGTTCAACTTCAAAACCTATCTTTTTAAGGCAAGGGATCACACGGGTGAAGAAGTCTAGAAGTTGATCCTTGGTTACTGCACCATACTTTAAGCCATAATCATATCCTTTCGACAATTCTTCACATAAACCTTGAACTGTATATCTTACTTTGTCGAAAATATCTTGGTTGTATTGTGTTGTTTGATTAAAGTCAACACGATTACCTTCTGCATCCTTGATTATTACTTCTACAAAAAGATCATCAATGTCTGAGAATTGTTCAATTTTGACGGTATTTTCGTTTTTATCTAAATACTTTTTGTAAACCTCTGACGATCTTCCATCAGCATCTATTGAATTAAAGTAACTTTCTAACAAAGGAGAGTTCTTTTCGTAAACCTTTATTGTGGCTCCGTACTTGCTAAAATCAGTAAGCAGACTATTAAAGTAACCATCAAATTTCTCAACAATATTACAAGTTGAGAATTGTTCTAAAATGCTTTCTTTAAATTCTCTACCTAAAAAAGCTCTTGTAACAAAATCGTCATTACCAACCTCATTAAACTTTCTATTGCCTCGATATGCATTTTTAACTTCAAAATGAATAAGGTCTGTTAGAAGTAATTTACCTAATGAAAAATCATCAAGATCACTTTTTGCGTAGTAGTATTTTCTATATTGTGAATTGATAGTTCTGCCAACATTAAGTACTAAGGCTTTAACCACAGGATTAAAAATGGCAGGTATGAAGAGCACATTAAAATTTCCTTCCCCGGAGTAAACGAAAGAAGGTATAAAAGCACCTTGCTTTAAAATATTTCTAGAGATCACCCAAAGAAAATAAAATGCTTTTTGCTTATCTGTAAGTTTAGAAATAGACCTTTGGCTAATTATGGTTGTAAAATAATTTCGATTGTGTGCATATTCTCTAGATACTGAGTAATCTGTAAGGTTACCCTCAGATCTTTCAAACAGTACACACTCAATATCAACATCTCTTTCTTCTTGGAAGAAAAATAGCTCATCCTCATGTCTTAACCTAGGGCTTGTAGCTTTTTTAGCTTTATCCGCTACTTTTTTGTATACAGTTTCAAAAGATTCCTTGAATGTTCTGTAATCATAATAAACATCCCAATCATCTTGTAGTTGTTCAAACTCTTCTATGCCTGCAGTATAAAACTTCAGTATTTCATCTTTTAAGTAAGGGATCTCAATACGAGCTAATTGCTCTAGTGACATGCATTGGCTATCATCCTTTGGACTCTGCTCTTTATGTACAAAAAGTTCACTAGCATTTGAAACTTGCAAGGAGTTATATTTTTTAGGATCGATATTTCTCTTTTTTAGCTCATAAGATAAATCGATACCTCTAAACTTAAGAAACTCTAGTGCAGATTGACTAAAGTATTGAGCCATTTTCCAAACTAAAGCATCGCAAGCTGAGGTAAATTGAAAAGTTTTTTTACCATCTATATAGAAAGTGAATACGCTACGATAATCAACACTGTCCCATACACTCTTTTTAAGAGGGCACAAAAGCCAAATATCATATTTTTCACATAATAAAAAGAAATTCTTAGTATTTCTGTAACCTAAAAAATCTGACTGATAAGCCCCCATCAAGTATGGTAAAGTAATAAACTCATCAATAAGCTTATCGATTTTATCTTTGGAAATTTCTGCAAACTTTAGTTCAACTACATGATCTTTAGCTCCCGATCTTGTACTTTTTACAAAACCAGAAACTTTATTTTTTTCTACCTTGAAATCTTTTACATAAGATGCAAGATCAAGGTCCCATCCGCTATGGTAAGAAGTATCCCTAAGAACAGGATCAAAAGAGTAAATGATCTCCCTTGCCATATCGCTGAAATAATTATAAAAGGAATAATAATACCAATTACTGCCGTAATACATACAAACCTCAAAGTAAGAAAAACTTGTGTGACTTTACCACAAAGAAAAGGCATTTACACCTATTAGATGCAATGACTTTTAAATAGTTTTGTAGTAGATTTTAGCTAAGCTAACTTAAAGATATCTTTAATCTCCTCTGTTGATAACTTAGAGATCCAACTCTCGCCTACTGCAACGGTTAAGTTAGCTAAATCCTTTTTAGCCTCTAGCATGTCATCAATGCGTTCTTCAAAGGTGTTAGCGCAGATTAGACGTACCACGTTAACATTGTGAGTTTGACCAATACGGTAAGCTCTGTCAGTTGCTTGATTTTCAACAGCTGGGTTCCACCATAAATCATAGTGAATGACGGTACTTGCAGCTGTAAGGTTTAAACCGACACCAGCTGCTTTTAGAGATAAGACTAAGACCTTAGTTTCATCATCATTTTGGAACTTATCTACCATCTCTTGGCGTTTTTTAACATTTAAGTCGCCTTTGATAAAGTCTGCTGTAATGTTGAGTTTTTCTTTAAGCCACTTTTGAATAAGCTCACCAGTAGTTACAAACTGGGTAAAGATAATTACTTTGTTATCTGCCTCTATTTGAGACTCAACAACATCAATTAACATCTGACCTTTACCAGAGAAATCTACATTGTCATCATAGTCTTTATCGTAGTTTGAAGGGCCATTGCAGATTTGTTTTAGACCTGTAATTAAAGCTAAAACAGCACTTGAGCGTTCAATTGAAGCAGAGGCACTTGATGACTTATCCTCAATTACTGCCATTTGCTCATCTAATAGCTTTTGATACATCGCAGCTTGCTCAACTGTTAAGGAGCAGTAACGATTTGATGTAAGCTTATCTGGCAAATCGTTGATAATGCTCTTATCACTCTTTAAACGTCTTAGGATAAATGGCTTAGTTAGACGGTTAAAGTGTTCAATTGCAAATGGGTCACGTTCTTTTTCAATAGGCTTTGCAAACTCATTATTAAAGCTTGTTGAGGTGCCTAATAGACCTTTATTTACAAAGTCCATAATTGACCAGTACTCTGATAATCTGTTTTCAACAGGAGTGCCAGTCATGGCTACACAGCTTATAGCATCTAACTTACATAAAGCTTTACGAGTATCTGTATCTTTGTTTTTAATTGCCTGTGCTTCATCAATGACAATTAAGCGATATTTTTTCTTTTTAAACTTGGCAATTTCAGAGCGCATCTTGCCATAGGTGGTTAAAAGAATATCAGGACACTCTTTTGGAAGCTCAGCATTAGCACCATAGATAACTTCATAAGAAAGTGTAGGAGCAAACTTTTTAAGTTCATGCTGCCAGTTAATTAAAAGTACCGTTGGAACTACCACTAATACAGGTAGTTTTGAGGTAATTTCACCATCATCTTTTAGCTTTTGAATTAGTGATATTACCTGCAAAGTCTTACCTAAGCCCATGTCATCGGCAATAATTGAACCTATGCCAACACGTGCGTTTTGCAGTAGCCAGTTAAAACCACGGACTTGATATTCACGTAAGGTTGCGTTAATTGATGTTGGTACTGACTCTTGAGTGAACTTAAATAGCTCTTTTAAAACTTTATCTAGGTTCTCACCAATGTTAACCTCGGTATTCTCATAAGAGCCAGATATAGCTGCACTTAAAAGTTTTAATCCTGTAGGTTGACGCTTATCTATCTTTTCACGACGCTTTAATAAGTCCTGGTATGAGGCTTCAGTCATGTAAACTAGAGAGTCATTAAACTTAACTAAAGTATCTAAGTGACTTGCTAAATACTCAAAGTCCTCATCAGAGATGAATTTATCACCAATAGATAAGTGCCAATCAAACTCAAGTAATTGAGCTAAACTTATAAAGCTATCGCCTGCATTAAAGCTTACGTTACTTGGTAGATTTACAGAAATATTTAAATCAGGGGTGGCAAAGCTTTGTAGACTTTCAGGAAGTTCAACTTCAAAACCTATCTTTTTAAGGCAAGGGATCACACGGGTGAAGAAGTCTAGAAGTTTTTCTTTTTCTACTCTTGCAAATTGAATGTTCTGAAGATAAGAAGTATGTAACTCCTGGCAAAAAGCATTTACTGCGTACAAACAGCGCTTGTAAATAAGTTCATTGTTAATAGTTAAGTCATCATAAGTGATTAACTTTCCTTCATCACCTTTCATGACTACTTCAATGAAGAGATCATCAACACCTAAATCAGCTACTCCTAAATCAATGTCATCGGTGTTATATAACTCAGGATGATTATAGCTCCTGCCGACATATGTGCCATCAAACTTTTCTCTATTCTTTTTAACGTAAGTTTCAAGATCTTTTGAACCACGTTCATAGACTTTAAGTACCGCACCGTATTTAGAAAAATCTCTATTGATGCTATTAAAATAGCCATCTAATCTGTCTTCACAAGTTTCATTGTATTCTTTTTCTTCATCATTTGAATCAATACGAATACGAGCAAAAGTTGGAGTTAGATAATCAAAATCTGGAGTGAAATAAATATCTTTGCCACTTGTATAAGTTTTGCTTACTGTTAAAGAAATGAATGCTGATAAAATCTCACATCCTAAAGCAAAGTCTTCAATATTAGGACCTTTATAAAAATCTCTATGAAAATGATTAATACATCTACCAAGATTTAAAGTTAAAGCTTTTACAACAGGATTGAATAAAGCAGGGATTTGCCTTATTCTAAAATATTCTTCGTTTGCAAAATAAAATTGAGGAGAAAAAGCACCTTGCTTAAGAAGATTTTGAGAGATAAGCCAAACGTAATATAAAGCCTGATAATGCTCGTCTAAGTATGTAATAGTTCTGTGGCTTAAAAGTGTCTTAAATTTTAAGATATTGTCATAACAATCATTAGAATATGCAACACCTAGAACTTCCCCTATTGATAAACAAAATCCCAAAAAGTAATCGTAATCCTTGTAATTACCTGTAGTACAAATCAATTCATCTTCATGACGTACCTTTGGACTTGTTGCCTTTTTAGCTTTATCTGAGACTTTATCGTAAACATAATGAAATGCATCATGAAAATTTAAAATATTATCTCTAGTATTGGGATTATGATCTATGCACTCAAACTCTTCATATCCACCATCATAGAATCTTAAGATCTCATCTTTAAGATAAGGTATTTCAATTCTTGATAATTGCTCTAAACTTAAGATGTCATTATTAGAATTTTTATCGATTCTATCATCTATAATTGGAAGAAGTTCCATAGCACTAGGAACATGAGCACCATGAAAGGTATTAAGATCAATACCACGTTCCTTAAGACCAGAAATTACATCAATATTTCTAAACTTTAAAAATTTTAAAGCAGAATTACCAACATCAAAAGCGAATTTCCAAATAAGGCACGAAGAATTTTCGGAAAATCCTTTTAAACCTTTTCCCGTATTAATTATTCGTGCTGCATGATCAAATATATTTCTCTTTTCTCGTGAAATAGGCATTAAAGGGATTTCTAATTTTTCGCAAAGGACTAGCAATTTTTCTACTTGCTTAAATCCTACAAAATCACATTTGACAGCGTCTAATAGGTATGGTGTATGCGCAATTTCATCAATTAGTTCTTGTATTTTTTCTTGAGGGATTTCAGTGTAGCTCAAAATTAAAGATTTATCTTTAATTTTAGGATTAATCGACTTAACAAATCCATAAGCATTATTTGTTTCAACTTTATAGTCTTTGACTCTTTTACTCAAGTTATGAATATATCCACTGCCGTAATCACACCTTACTACAAAGCTATCAAATGACAAGATTATTTCTTTTGCCATTTCGCTCATTGTTGAAGGAAATGCGTAGGTGTAATATTTGGCAACGTTATACATACAAACCTCAAGGAAAAAACTTGTGAGACTTTACCACAAACAAAAGGCATTTACACCATTTTTGATGAAATGCCATTTAATTATGATATTAGGATTTTAAAAGCTGCACAATCACGATAAAGAGAAGATATCCTTAATCTCATCAACACTCATATCCGAGAAGTAATTCTCACCTACTGCTACCGTCTTTTGCGCAAGATTTTTCTTCTTATCGATGATCTCATCAATCTTATCTTCAAAAGTGTTAGCACAGATTAAGCGTACTACGTTTACATCATCTTTTTGACCGATGCGGTAGGCTCTGTCTGTTGCTTGATTTTCAACAGCAGGGTTCCACCATAAGTCAAAGTGAATTACTGTGTTAGCAGCGGTTAGATTTAAACCAACGCCGGCTGCCCTTAATGATAAAACTAAAACTTTATCATTTGGATTTGTTTGGAAACTATCAACTATTGACTGACGTTCTTTTACCGATTGTCCTCCATAGATAAAGCTTGCTTTAATATCAAACTCTTTTTTAATCCACTCAACAATTAAGTTACCAGCTTTAACGTACTGTGTGAAGATTAAAACCTTATTGCCATTTTCAAATTGAGTTTTCAAGATCTCCATGAGCATTAAGCCTTTACCTGAGGCTTCTACATCATGAGGTAAGTCCTCTTCATAGCAACAAGGAGCATTGCACACAAGCTTTAAGGCGGTGATCATCTTAAGTAAAAGTGCATTAGGATTCATCTTAAGTTTGCGAAGCTTAATGAGTCTTAACTTTTCTAAAGCATCATCAACTAACTCTTGATATTTCTCGCCTTGAGCAGGACTTAATGAGCAATATCTATCAGAGACAATCTTTTCAGGTAAATCTTTAATAATCGCTTTATCTGACTTTAAGCGTCTGATGATAAAAGGCCTACTTACACGATTAAAACGCTCTAGTGCCTCTTTGTTATCATCAACTTCAATAGGTTTAGCGTAATTGTGGATAAACTCTTGCTCTGTTCCAAATAAGCCTGGGTTTACGAAATCTAAAATTGACCAATACTCTTTAAGTCTGTTCTCAACAGGAGTACCAGACATGGCTATATAACCATTAGCTTTAATTTGGCAAAGCGATTTTCTAGTTTGGGTATCAGAGTTTTTAATGGCCTGTGCTTCATCAATGACGAGTAAACGATAATTTACCCCATCAAATTGAGTTACATCGTTTCTAAGCTTGCCATAGGTAGTTAGTACAATATGTTTAGTCTCATCTAACTTACCACCACCGTAGGCTACAGAGTATGTAAGTCTTGGAGCAAATTTCTTAATCTCATGCTGCCAGTTGATAATTAAAGCTGTAGGCACCACGATTAAAACAGGATTGTTTTCAAGTTGCCCTTCTTCTCTTAGTTTTTCAATTACAGCAATAACTTGCAAGGTCTTACCTAAGCCCATGTCGTCTGCGATAATTGAGCCAATACCTGCTTTAACATTTTGTGTAAGCCACTCATAGCCACGGACTTGATAATCACGAAGAGTAGCGTTAATTCCGCTAGGTACATCAAAGTGCTTAGTTTCAAAGATGTGCTCAATTGATTTTTCAACTTCGCGTGAGTTCTCAACAATCGCTTCATCAATGCCACCTGCTATAGCTGCTGATAATAACTGCGCACCAGAGAGCTTACGCTTTTCACACTTTTGTTTGTACTTTAAGAGCTTTTCTAAGTCTTCTGCGCTGATAAAAACAAACTTATCATCAAGTTTTACAAGCTTATTAGTATTAGCACGCAAGTACTCAATATCTTTTTCAGTCAGCTGTTTATCACCTACCGCTAATTGCCAATCAAACTGCAATAGATCTTGAAGGCCAAAGAAACTTACAAGGTTATCCATCTTAAAATTTTGATCAATTTTAAGTTTAACTTGTGGCTTTAAGATGTTAGATAAAGATAGTGGTAAATCAAAACTAATACCTAAAAATTTAAGTAATGGCATAGTCTCAAATAGGACTTGCTGTAACTTATTAAGATCGATTTTAACGTGCTTAGTGCCTTCATTAACTACCTCATTTAGATCAGGTATGAACTTACAAATAAGGCTAGCAAGCTTTATAAAAGGCATTGGGTTGTGCTTTGATAAAAGCTCATGATATGGGGTAAACTCACCTTCTACATTAAAGCCTAAAGAGATATAGACATACTCTGTTTCATCTTCTTTTACTAAGCTATCCCCTTCAAGGCTTTTATCATGTAATTCATTTGCACCATTTACACTGCCTAATGCTTTGGTGTTGTAATAAGGCTCTTTATAGTCATAAGCATCGCTTAAGGTATCATCGGTTAACGTATCACCTGTAAATGAATCATCGTCATTACTTGCAACTGCGTACTCATCTTCGTGATAGTCTAATGTGTTATCTTTATCTTGCGCAGTTGGATCAACTCCATACTCATCGTATTGAGCCTCTTGCGCTTCTTGATCGCTTTTTGCTTGTTCATCACTCGATGAGCATTCTTCAATTTTAATTACTGGATAGAGATCACCTGCGGTGGTATCAGTTACATTGATACTTTTATCTAATGAGGCAATTAAAGGAGCTTCTGCTTGTACTAAATTGCAAGGTTTAGCTTTATACAAGAATTCTGTATTTGCATAGTCATTAAAGACACTAAAAAACTCTTCTTTGTTGGTTACTTTGTATAAGAAGGTCTCAAAGATTTTAGATAAGATATCAATGCCAAGATACAAAGGCTCAAGCTCATAGACACTTGTAAAGAAATCTTGATGATACTCTTGCAAACATCTGCCAAGATCTGTCACTAACTTTTTAACTTGAGGATCGATAATGGCTGGGATAAACCTTACTTGATACTCTCTAGTTAATTTATAAAATTGAGGAATGACAGCACCGTTTAAAAGTAGCTGACAGGCAATTAAGTCAACTTTGATATAGCACTGCTCATTTTTAGTACGCTGCGCTAGTTGCGATGGCAAAAACTTAGCATAGGTAAAGTCTATAATATTGGCGTTTCTACTTACAAAGCAAGCGATGTCATCGGCTTTTTCTCTAATCTTAAAGCAAGGACCATCGTCATCAATGATAAAGATACTATTAAAACTTTCTTTAAATTTATGAGAGATTGCATACTTACAATGCTTTTCTAACAGCTCAAAGACAGTTTTTAATGACTCTTTAAATGGAAATTTGTCATTATAGTAAGTAATAAAACCATCAATGTAATCATCATAAAGACTTAAAACTGTATCTTTAAGATTTGGGATTGGATATACCGCAAGATCATCTAAGGTTGGGACTTTGTTTAAGTTAGCTAAATTGTCACCATCAAGCTTAGCCCCATGATCATCAATTAAGATCTGATCTTTTTGGGTATCAATTTCAGTTTTGGCAGGATGCAAAGTATGGCAAGTTGGGATATAGCTTAAATCGATTTTTGAAATTAAAATCTCTCGCTCTTCAACTTCACGTACTAAATCAATACCACGAATTTTAAAGATATAGAATGGATCTAAGCGCATTTGACGGCAGGTCAAATAGATAAGCGCATTTAAGTGGGCACAAGGCTTTTTCTCAGAGTGACAGCTACAATACATCGGCATGTCTTTGAGCTCTTTTGGAAAAAGTTTAATGCCAAGTTTTTGAGCTAAATCAATTAAGTCACTAGTTAAAATACCTTGTTTTAAATCACAGAGGATATATGAGGATTTAACGACTTCATCTACTAATTTGTGGACTAAAAGACGTGGAGCTTTTTCAAATTCAAGTTCGCATTTGAAAAATTCACCAATGTGACCGATACCGCCTTCAACCTTACATGAGAAGATGTTTTCATGTACTTCAAAATCACTGACCTTACCTAAGTCGACAATACGTTTACCATAGCTTAAGTTAAAGCCAAGCTTTTCTAAATAGAAATTCCAAAGGTTACTTGCTTGAAAGTGCTGTGAGACTTGAGCAAAGTCAGGGCGATTACGACGACGCTCATTGATAAGCTCAAGTAATGCTGCATCACCTGTGGAATTTGAGTTAGATTGATGGTCTTCTTTCTTCATGGTATCTGAGTATTTAAAGTTTAGGTTTTGAAATTTTTAAAAAGTGGCCTAAAGATCATGATCTTCAGGCCAAACTATGGAACTTTTCAGCCTTTTTAACTGAAATAGTACCAACTATATCCTTGTAAATCCAAATGTAACAAAAGAATGAAAATATAGGTAAAAAATTTTATTAAGATAAGTATAGTTTCTTATCTTATTATAAATTTATTTTAATATCATCATATAATTAATTTAATGATAATAATTAAATAATTTTATTTCTAATCTTTTAAAGTACCAATCGGTACAACAAGAACACCATCTTTTCGCCTATAAGCAAATTGACCTATACCTGTTAATACCATTAAAAATGAAGGAGTGCTCATCTTGTCTGTATCTAGCCGACTCTCAAGTTTTTTAAGATTTTCTGCTGCAGCTTCAACTGCGCTTTCACCTCCAATCTTAATCTCAATTAGACCATATTTTCCATTTCTTAAGTGGATTACAGCATCACACTCAAGATCTGTTTTATCTCTATAATGATAAACACTTCCTTTTAACCTTTGAGAGTAAACTCTTAAATCACGCATACACAAAGTTTCAAAAATGAACCCAAATGTATTTGGATCATTGTTTAGTTCTTCAGGTCCAATATCTAGTGAGACTGTCGCTAAAGATGGATCGGAAAAATACAATGTAGGAGATGTTCTAATTGCAGTTTTAGATCTAAGATTTGGGCTCCATGCTGGTAGATCCTCTTCCACAAAAATCTTCTTTAAAGCATTCATATAACTATTTACAGTTTGCTTATTTAGTGGCGCATCTTCATTTTGCCCTATATCTTGGGAAATTGCTTCATAAGAAGTTTGCGAACCTTGATGTCTAGCAAGAGACCTTAATAGTCTTTTTACATACTCAGGATTGCGTCTTATATTATCTACCCTACATATATCAAAATTAACTAGCATGTCGTAGTAGTTTTCAGCTTGCTCTAAGGCTATTTCTCTGTCACTATTAACAGCTAATGGCCACCCCCCTCTACACGCTAAGAATGCAAGCTCTTTGATGTCAATTTTAGATTCTCCATCAATATTCAAATTTCCATCAAATAAAGATTTTAGGCTAACTTGTCCAGTGGAATCTCCAGACTCATATAGACTCATAGAATGCATAGTAACAATTGAAAATCTGCCTACCCCTGAATGCTTTATCTTATCTGTTTCAACAGGTACAGCAGATCCTGTAAGAATAAATTGGCCAAGTTCTCCTCTATCATCACACTCAGCACGAACTGCATCCCATATTCTTGGCTCTAATTGCCATTCGTCAATCAATCTTGGAGTTTCTCCTTTTAAAATTCTTCTCGGGTCGATTTCCATAAATTGAGAGGCTATGTCTTGTTGTGATGGATCATTTAGAGAAATTGAACTTTTAGCTAATTGTAATGCTGTAGTAGTCTTACCACACCACTTTGGACCTTGAATTAGAACTGCTCCTGAACTTTTTAGTTTTCTCTCCAATAACTTGTCAACAATTCGTTTTCTATAATTATCCATTTTTACTCCAAAGGCTTATGTATCGACTCTAAAACTTATAATACTACATTTGGACCAATTTTAATATATTATTTGGACCAATTTTGATATATTGTTTGGACTGATTTTAATATATCATTTGGACCGAATTTAATATATCATTTAGACTGTTTTTAATATATCATTTGGACCGATTTTGATATATCGTTTGAATATAATTTTCTAGAGTAATTTACGAATTTTAAGATTTTAGACTTTAAATTTTTCCCTTCCCATTAAACAAATGGTGTGGAAACAATATGAAGGAATAGAACTGGTATTGTATTGACTATAGCGAATGTCAATCGTACCTTTCAGTAAGTTAATTCTAGATCCTTATCTTGCTGTAAGGCAACTCAAAGTTAAATGGAGAACCTTATGGCAAAAGCAGAAAAA